TTTCTAATATTATTGAGAATCAAACTGGATCTTCAATTCCAAACATTATTGCAATAAGTAGCCAAGATAAACAAATATTTAATGATGGAAAAATAAACTATACAACAAGATATATTCAAAGGTCATATGGGTCAATTCGTCAAGCATCTATGATTGATAAAGAAAAAACGTGGATATATAAGCCAGCACTATTGTGGGAAGTTTCTGGAACTAACTCAACAAAAACCATAAATGAATTAGCCTCAAAGCAAGGTAGTTATGTTTTAGGGGCAATGCCATTAAACTCAAATTTATCAGATTCTCCACCAACAGTTGCTAATGGGATAGTAATTAATAATATTATAGATCTTGGAGAAAACATTTATTGGTTAACAAGATATCAAGGTTATTTTTATTCTAATGGAGAAATAATAAGATATGATGCAGCACAGTTTAACATTACAGGAACAGGAAACGTTTGGATATCTAGTAATCAAGAATATCAAAAATATTTTGCATCACTTCCTTTTAATGGAAAGATATATCCAACTGGTCTTATTCGTATTTTTTCTACACCATACTATGAGTTAGTTAACGATATATCAAGACTACAACCTGGAAATGTTTATGAGCATGGTCGTGCACAATTTGGAACACAGATTGCTTCACACTTTGCTGGCATAAATTCTTATTGGTCAAACAATGACTATGTTCGTGGTTGTAATATGAGTTCTGAATATTTATTTACAACAGAAATTAGCCCCACAATACCACAAACAACGCTTGGTGCTGCTGGAACAAATAATGTATTAGCAAGACAAACTTCAAGAAATAGTATTATTAAAAACTCAATGGCTACAAATTATTTAACTGAAACAGAAGTTAATGATTTAAAGTCAACGCAATCAGGAACTATACAATCATCTGCCTTAGTTATTAATGGACCTTCATTTAAAAGCACAGATGTCCCAATTAACTTTGTTTCTTACGTTTACAAAAATTTAGACAATGCCTATAAGCATTTTGGAACTAGACTAAGAATTATTGGAAAAATTGAAAATAGCGAAACACGAAGTCAAACACCAATTGGCAGCATGCCATATTATCAAATTAGCGGAGTAAAACCAAATCAAAGCACAAGTATTGGCGGAGGCTCTGGAGGATTAGCCGTTATGCTAAATCCAGAAACAAACAATGGATATTATTTTGAAATAATTGCTTTAACTGAAAACAATGTAGAGTCATATTTAAATTTAGATAAAAACAATCAATCAAATATATCAATTAACAACGTTGTATTTTATAAAGTTAAAAAAGATCAATCATCTGATAAAGCAATTCCTATAAAGTTATGGGGAGGGCTAAGTAAAATATTAGTTGACGATGGAAGATTTGCTGGTCAATACAGAATGTCTGGTGAAGAAAGTTCAACGGTATATGATTTATCTGTAGAGTATCAAACAATAGGAAGCACTAGAAGATTTTTTCTATATCTTAATAACCAATTGATTAAAGTTGTTGATGATACAGATCCACTACCAATATACAACAATATGGCTTTATTTACTAGAGGCTCTTCAAGATGTATGTTTGAAAACATTTACGCTTTATCAGAAAACTATGCTGAAAATCCAAACTTTACTGTTGCAGATAATTTGTCTACAGCGTTGGGAAATAAAGAAGTTAGTGTTAACGAGTCTTTTAGACGATATGCAATGAGCGGTATAGTTCAGGCAACATATTTATCTGGAATAAGTTCACAGCAACCACCTAAATTTAATATGTATTTTGAAGAATTTGGATCTATTATGCGTGAATGTGCATATTTTAATATTAAGTATGATCGAGCATATCCCGCTTTATACGCACAATTATCACCAACATTTAACAGTATTAAAGGATATACAACGTCTGGATTTTATGCAAACTCATATGGGGCAGAATTTTTAATATTTAACTCAACAGACTCTGCAATAAACTTAGATGAAACTACTGGAAATTATTTAAGAATTCAAGGCATTACATTTACACAGGATACAACTCATGAGTTATCAGTTGATGAATATTTTAAAAAACGTGGCAACCTATCTGACCCACCTTTTGTTGGTAGTTCACTTACCTACTCTCCATTAATTGAAAAAAATAAATATGATGAAATTAAGTTAAGTAGATTAATTTATGGTAAAAACGAATTTTCAATTAATACTCCATACATTCAAACACAAGATGATGCAGAGGCTTTAATGGGGTGGGTTATTAACAAAGTTATGAGTCCTAAAAAATCGGTAGGTGTAAAAATATTTGCCACTCCAACTATACAACTAGGAGACATTGTAACCATAGATTACAAAGATTCTAATGGTTTAGACCTAGTTGCTTCAACAGATGACAGGTTTGTAGTATATAATATAGAGTATTCAAGAAATTCTAACGGTCCAGATATGACTATTTATTTAAACGAGGTATAAAATGTCAGAAACTTTATCGCCAACCCCGAACACTCCAATAGTTTTAGGTCAAATGATATCATCATCTAACGTTAATTTAGTTAAAACCGCAACGCCAGATATTATTCTTTTTGATGACCAATCATTATCAACAGAGTCAATGGCTGACCTAATATTTGAAAATATTGGTGGTCAAGAGTTAATTAATATATCAAGAAGTGATACTATAAATGGTCAAGAAATATCTTATCAACCAATTAAAAATGTTAAACTATTACAACAATCCTATAATCCAAATAATATTCTTGGAATACAAAAAACCTCAGATAAATATTTTGCTGGTTTTCCAATTTTATTTGATCAAAAATTTCCTAATGAAGGTAGTGGTTTAAATGGACAAAACATTTATGTAGATGAGTCTGGCAATTTGGTTATAGAGGCTATTGGTTTAAATAATGATGAGCAAATAGAGGTGCAATTGAGCACAAGTGGTACAATATATATAGTCCAACTTGATGGGAATGAATCTTGATAACCGAAGACGGAAAAGGAATTATTGGCAAATACCTGCTTGGTCAGGCTCCAGCCTATGCCTCATACCTTGCTGTTGGTTGCGGTCCAACTCCACTAGAAACTAGCGACGTTGAAGGAAATTTTTCTCAGAAAAAAAATTTAGATTTTGAAATGTTTAGAGTCCCTATTTCATCTAGAGGGTTTGTAAACGAAAACGGTATTAATAAAATAGTGCTTACAGCAGAATTACCAACAGAAGAAAGATATGAAATATCAGAGGTGGGACTATACTCAGCAGGATCTAACCCATCTGCTGGAGTTTATGATAGTAAAACTATCTTTGCATTTACATCAACAGAAAATTGGCAATACAGCACAGCAGTTTCTACAACAGCAATTGATTCTTTTTCTTCTCCATTAGATGATCCAGAAGATGATAATATTATTGCAGTTGCAGATCCAGTGTTTCAAACAAATGCAGATAACTCTATATTTTTTAAAACATCTCGTGCTTCAAGATATGAGCGTTGTAGGTTTTTAAATAATATTATTTGTATTCAAGGAGACACTTCAGAACTTACTTTAAGTGAAGAGAGTGGTCCAACTCTTGATCATTTTGTAATTGAAAATGGATCTAACCACATAAGATTAACTGGAGCAAGTATTGATTTATCTAGAAACTCACCAACAGATCAATTAAGATTAGCCTTTTCTTTAATAAATAAAAATGGTAGTTCAGGATTAATTCCAGAAACAGTTAGAGTTCTTGTTGAGTTTGCATCTACCGATGGAAGTGAGTATGCTCGTTTTGAAGCAGAGATAAACCATGGAACGTCTGGGGCTTTAGATAACATTGAAGACTTTGGAACTAATAGATATTTTGTAGTTTCAAAAGAATTACAAGACCTGTACTCAACATCAAACTTTAGTTGGGATGCAGTTACTATTGTTAAAATTTATGCCTGCGTACTTTCTGAAGATAGCGGACCAAACCCAACACCATCATCAAATTATTACGTTGCCCTAGATGCTCTTAGATTAGAAAACATTGCTACAGTTAATCCGCTATATGGTTTAACTGGATATTCAATTGTTAAAAATGATAATGCAGAAACAGTTATAAAGTCTCCTAATACTAGTAATTATGTAGAATTTAGATTTTCAATAGGAGTTTCATAATGGCTGATGTTGGAATTAAAAAATTAATTATTCCTAAAAATCAACTACCACCAGTTAATGATGATAATGAATATGTTTTAAGATATAGGATTATCTCTGATGATAAAAATAGATCATCTCATTATTCACCAATTTTTTCAGTACCAGCCGTAAACATAGAGTCAGTTAGCGGAACTTTATTTAAAAATGGAACAAGTTCTACTGCAATCTGGGGTGATGAAAATAATAGACCTAGATATGATATTTTTGTAAAATTTGACGGAGGTAGTTATTTTTATCACGGCACATCACCAATACACACGTATGGATTTCTTAATACTGGAACAACAAATGTTAGAGTTGCCGTACAGGTTGAGGGAATTAACAAGGAAAGAAATGCTGGATTAACTATATTTGAATCAAGCATAGTTTCTTTGGTATAATTAAATAGGAGGAATACATGGCAAGAATACCTTTACCAGAACGTGGGCAACCACTAGATGTTACTTATATCTA